TCATGGTTTGGCGCCGCGCAGCCCGCGGATGTAGCCCTGCAGGCCGTTCACCTGGTCGGCCCATCCTGCGGCGTCGGTAGCCAGGTCTCCATATTCCGCGTAGCACGCTGCAAAACCTCCGATCCAGTCGGGGCCGGCTTCATCAGGTCGGCGGCCGGCTCGGGGATTCGCGGGATCACGGCCGGCGGCGCGGAGCACGCGGTCAAGCTCAGCGCGGGCAGCAGCCAAGCCAATTTTCGCAGCCTCGCGCGCCAGCACGGCGCCGCGGTATTGGGCATCAGCACGATCTTTCTCCAGTTGATAGGCCTCGGTCATGGCACGCTGGGCTGCCTCGGCGCGGGCGCGCTCCTTGGTGACGCCGGCGACCTCACGGTGCGCGCCATACAGCGCCACGCCGGAGCCCAACACCAGCGCAGCCCCGGCGCCGATGGAAACCGCAATCACTGTATGCCGGAAAGGCATAGCACACGCTCTTCGAGGCGCCGGCTGTACAGACCTCGGTAAAAGACACCGCCGGCATATGACCAGGCCGGCTTGCCGTCGGGCCCGTGCGCCAGCGCGTCGCAGCCCTCTGCGACCCGTCCGGCATTGATCAGCCCCACGGCCCGGCTGGCGCAGGTCGCAGGTACGCCGAAATTGTGGGCATGGCTGCTCAGGGCGTCGAATATGGGCTGCGTGATCGCAACCTGAATGCAGTCCGCCAGCCTGAGCTGCCCCTTGCTGATAACCAGCTGCTCGACTTCGGCACAACGCTCCGGAGACCAGTAATCACCGACGACAACGGGATAGGGACTGGTGTGCTTCGTGATGCCCTTGCAGACCGTCGGCAGCCCTTTTGCAAGCTTGTCCGCATACACGACGTTCTGCCCTTCCCCTTCCCACTTTCCGAGGAATCGTTCCAATGCAGGAGAGACCAGCGCGAGCACACCGCTCGCGACGAGCGCGGCCGCTCCGCCGGCTATCTTCGTGCCGGGTTTCATGGCAGCAACCTTTCACGCAAGGCTCGCATGCGCGCTTCGCTCTCGACCTGCTCTCGATGATCACGTCGGCGCTGGTAGAAGAGATTCACGCCCACGCCCACCAGCGCGACAAATACGCCGGCCCAGCCGATCCAGTTGACTTGCATGGCCCAGCCAACCACGCCAGTCGCTGCGCCGGTTTCGGCTGTGCGATTTGCAATCATGATGGTCGCCGCTTCGTTTAGCCTCATCACAGCATCCTGAAAGTGGTGGTCGCGGTCGCAGATTGCAGGCATACGATTTGCGCAGTCGAGGTTCGGCCAGGGAACACCGCTCGCAGTTGTAGCGTTTCGCCCAAAGCCACTTTGAGTGACATTTCAAGCCGCACGGTGTAGTTCTGACTGGCCACAGGAAACCCGCCGGGCACCCTAACAGAATGGAAGGAAGTGCCCCCCTTGAACAGGTGTAGCTCGACAGGCAGATTGACCGCCTGCCCGCTGGGTTGCAAAACCACGTTCGCAGACACACTGAGCAAGCCATCGAACGGAGCCACGAACTGACTGTTCGCGTTGCTGAAGTTCTTTGTGTTGTAGTCCGCCGCCAACGGAATCAGCGTGGCAGTCGTCTGGATGTCGGTAAGGGTAGGATTCGATGCCAGGACGGTGACTGCTTTGTCGTACTGCAGCTTTCCGGAACCCGCGACCTGGATGCCGTACTCGGTCGCATAGTCGAAACCGCTTGCGCTGAAGCTGTACTTCGAAAAATCAAACGCGGGGATCTGACCGAAGATGTTGTCTATCATCGCGTTGTTCAAGCACAGCGCATCCCCTCGGGTCACGATGCCAACGAGGAACATTCCCGTCACGCCGTTGTCGGTGCGGAAGTAATTGTTGCGGACCACATTGTTCGACGTCCCGCTGTTCGCGCGGCCGTCGATATCGATATAGACAGGCGCCCGGAACGTATTCCCACCGGTCCCGAGCAAGCTGGTCTGGACAAAGCGGTTACGCGCCACGAGATTGTTGTGGCCTTCGATCTTGACGTTCACGCCCCAGTTGTTATCAAACTCGTTGCCGGAAATTTCAACCGTGTGGGGAGTCTGCGAGTTCGCGTAGCAGATATATATGCCAGCGTCGGAATTCGTGTCGACACCGTTCCCGAAAACGGTGTTCTCCGAGATCACATGCAACGCCCCGCCGGTCTTGATGCCGCCAGACGTGTTGCCGCCGATTGCGCAGTTGTGAATACGCCACGTAATCGACCAGACATCGGACAAAATTCCATAGCCGGTACAGAACTCGAAGCGGACATTGTCGACATGGAGGTTGCCGCACGAGTATGAATCGCTGTTCGTGCCGCTGCCGACGGAAGCATATCGGTTTAGCCACAGGCCATGCCCCTTGACTCGATCGATCACCAAGTCATGCAGATAGCCCATCCAGTAAGATGCGAGCTTGATACCGCCCGACCCAGCTGGCGAACTTCCATCGGCAACGATAGAGAAATGGCACAGCTCGCCGCCGGTAAACCGCACGCCATTGGCTTCGCTGTATTGACCGGCAGTCGGCGTGTTCTTGATGGCATAGTCACCTGATCGATTCAGGATGACCGTAGCCAAGGCCCCGTCGCCGATCAGCCGTGATGCAGGTTGGTACTTCGGAGTAATGGCGGTGCTAGTGTTCAGCTCAATCGGCGCAGTGATGAGATAGCGGCCAGCCGGCAGGAACACGGTGCGGCCCTTCGCGTAATTGATGGCTGCTTGGATGGCTAGCGTGTCGTCTACCACGCCGTCGCCGACGGCGCCGAAATCTCGAACACTGATCGCCTCGCGCAACTTGTCTTGAGAGGTGCGAGCGACGGCGCCGACACCGCCTTGCGTAAAGCCGACCATAGAAGCGCCGGAGGGTCCTGCCAATTGGATGAGCACGTCTGCTGCGCTCCCTGATGTCGGAATGAGCACGGTTGGCCGGCCCGTGGAATCAAACCCAAGAAGTTTGTTTGCGCGCAAGTTGGGGGGAGGGAGTACCGCACCGGCGCCCGGATCGGACACCGAAAACTTCAGCGAGCGCCTCGACTCTTCTACTAGCTGTTGAATCTGGATCGTAGAACGATCAGACATATCCTCAACTACCTGGGGATAAAACCCCCCGGTGTTCTGGATATCGGTCGGCTGGTCGTAAGGCAAGCCCCCCGTAACCGATAGGCGAAATCCAGTCGGCATCGGGTTGCCGGTACGAGGGTATATGATCTGCCCCCCGGGGTTCGCATCCTGATCGGCGTTCAGACTGATCGAGTAGTCGGAATCGAGCATCAGCAGGGTGTCCGCGCCTGATGCATCCGTTAACGTCACGGCTACGTCCTGCTTCTTGAACACCTTGAACAGGAACGGGAACGCGGTGGTCGCGTCATTCCCCAGGAACGGGCCTGCCTTACGCGTCGTCGAAGAGATAGTCATCGGGGGTCCTTGCAGATTCCCCGATTCTCGAAGCCTCCGTGACAGGTATGCGCACCCGCCTATCGCCGCGGAGCTCCGAAAAGCAACGCTTCCGGCCCAACCTCTCCATTCATCCAGGCGTTGGCGCCGGCGACGAAATCGGAAATCAACTTACCGGGGAGCCCGAAAGCAAAGCTCGTCCCCATAATTACGTTTTTCGTGTCGACAATATCCCCCTCCCCGCCGGTGATGTCCGCCAGCGACGAGATGCCCTTCACCACACCTTCGCCCGCCGATTGCACCGGGCTGATCTTGTAGCCGTAGTTATACGTGTCCTTGTCGAAAACAGACCAGGTATAGGACGAGATATCACGCACGATCGGGAACATGCCGGCGCCGTACATAGCGAGAGCCCGCGCGTAGCGTTTGGCGAGCTTGTCCTCGTCTTCATCGTCGCCACCGTTGCCCATCATCATTTCGGTGAGAATCGCCGGCAGCACTGCGATCATCACGAACTGCACAGTGAATTTTGCGATGGCAAGGCCGGGGTTGCTGCTAGCCTCACGCTTGGCAACCGCACCGGCGCGCACCAACATCTGCAGCTGGCTGTTGAAGTAGCTGTAGAACATCGTGAAAAGGCGCTTGAGCTGACCATAGCCGCCGTGGCCGGACATGATCTTCGGCAGATCCACATCGCGCCCGCTGCCTTGAGTTTGGCGGACTATATGGTCAGCGTAGTCGGCCGCCTTGGCGTTGTCGTTCTCGAACTGCGCCATGCCGTCCTTGAACGCTGCATTCCACAGCGGCACAGACACGCCGCGGTCAACCAGTCCCATCAGCGCCAGCATCGTCGCCGTGTCCGGCAGCAGCCGGCCCTTGACCGTCAACTTGGCGGCCATATCGTTCAGGTCACGGTCGAAGTTCTGGTAGCGATGCCGCATGTATTCCGAGTGGTCCATTGCAAATCGATACCGCTCGGCCATCGCCGGGCTGTAGAAGCGAGCCATTTCCAAACCGATGCTGCCGGCGTTCACGCGTGTCAACGCCGGCACCAGGCCGACCACGTTTTGCAGCGCGGTTTTGACACCGGACATCAGCACGACGATGGTATTACGTCGCGCGCTAGCGAGGATCTTCTCGATAAAGCCGCTGGGGTTGCGCGGCGGTGCCGCGACCTCGCGCACACGGTTGACCAGCGCGCGGTAGGCCGGCACGCCAACCGACGACTTGATCGCGGTCTGGATGCCCTTGTCGTTCAGCAGCCGCATCGTGTCGGCCACCGCCTCGCGCAGCGCCAGGTCGTGCACCGTCTCGTTCACGGCTTCAACGAAGACCCCCAGGTCCAGGCGCGGGCGCATGACAACTCCGTCCTTGCGTTGCGTGCTGTTGCCCTGGTTGGTCTTGGCGGCCATGCCCATGCCGCCGCCGAGCAGCTCGCGCACGGCGGCGCCCTCATCGAACCGGTGCGCGCGCTCGTCCAGGTCCGTGTCGTATTTGAGACGGAAATACCCGCCGCGGGCTTCGCCGAACTTCGTGGAGAACGGTAGCGGCTCGACCTTGGGCGGTGCCTTGCCGCGCGTGCGCTTGTTCAGGGCCTCGAGTTCGGGCCACAGCTTGTTGTCGAACTGCTCCCAAATGGCGTTGGCCAGCTTCCAGTCGCGCTCGTCCAGCACGTCCAGCACACCCTGCATGCGGTTCTCGTTCCAGCCGTAGTTCTCGAGCCGCTTTCGACCGTCGGCGTTGCCGTAAAGCAACGCCGCCACCAGCGCGTTTTCTCGCGTGATACTGGTGCCGACGCTGGGCACCAGTACGCCCTTGCGGCCGTAATCACGGCGCTCTTTCAGGTTCCATTGCTTGAAGAGCGGTTTCAGGTCGCGGTAGACCTTCTCCATGCGCGTCGCCTTCCAGTTGGCGCGCGAACTCATACGACCGAACAGAGACTCGTGCACCTGGCCGAACTTGCCGCCCTCCAGGATATCGAGGATGGTCTCCGCGCTCAGGAACTCGCCAGCGAACCCGTCGCCCAGCTTCGAGACCGACTTGCGGATACTGGGGACGAATTCAGGTTCACGCGCCAGCGGGTCGCCGGCCTCATCGAACGCCTTCGGATTGAACTCACGCAGCCGGGCGAGGATCGCCGAACGTTCCTCATCGAACGACATGTCACGCAGCGCCGTGTACATCTTCTGCTCGCGCCGCGCGAGGTTCGCCAGCTGGCGCACACTATCCACCAGGCCCCGGAACTCTTCGACGGACATATCCTTGTAATGGCGGCGGAAGCCCTCGTCTAGAATGTAGGCCGGCAGATCCGGCGTGACGGCGTCCAAGCGTTCCGACTCGCTGGCGATGAACTCGGCCAGGCTCTGGGTCTTCGCGGCGTCAATCTGCCGCAGCGAAATGCTGGTGCGCAGGTCGAACCGCGCCAGCAGCGCGTTCAACTGGACCAGGGATTCGCCGCGCATGCCCGACTGCGATGTCGACCCAGACAGTCGCTTCATGTAGTTGAGATCCTTTTCGATCTCGGCTTGGGCGGCTTGGGCGGCGCGCGCTGCATAGTTGTTCACCAACTGGCGCTTTTTCTCGACGGCCGCGCCCTGCAAATCGTTCTTGCGCAGGGCCGCTTCGGCGGCGCGTGCCGCGCGTGCCTCGGCCACGACCCACTGGCTGGGTCGAACGTCACGGATGCGCAGGCGCGCAATCGTGGCCTCGGCGAACTGGCGCGCGGCGCGGGTCAGCACCTGGCGCTGCCCGAGCGCTCGCTGCAGGGCGTTGACCTCGGTGGCGATGAACCGGCCGCGCGCCTCATTGTGGACCGCCTCGTCGGCGGCGCGCGCGATGCTCTGCGGGTCGGTCAGATCGCCGTAGCGCTCTAGCATGCGCTGGTCCGTCAGCGCCTCGATCTTGACGCGCGGATCCTCCGCCGCCTGCACCGCGCGCACCAGACTGTCCCCCGACGCGAAGCCGAAGCGATCGGCCACGATATCGGGGTTCAGCCCGTCTTCGGCCAGCATGCCGTACTTGCCATACCCCAGCTTGGACCAATCCAGCATGGCGTAGCGGTCGCCCTCGCCGCCGTACATGTCCTCCAGCGCACTGATCTGCAGCTTGGTCGGCCCCTCCGCCGGCTCGCCCGTGACGGGGTCGATGCCGCGCTTCATGAATGTCTTGGCCTGGTTGACAGGCTCGGCCATCACCTCGGCTTCGACTTCCTTGCGCACCGTCTTGCGCCGGTCGGCGGCCTCGCGCTGCATCTGGGCAATCACGCGGCTGCGCGCGCCCGACAGCCATTTCATGTCACGAATGCTGCGGGCCTCCAACTGCTGGACGGCGTCCTGGGTCGCTTCCAGCCCCAGGGCTTGGTATTGCGCCCACTCTTCCGGAGTCATGCCGGCTTGCTCGGCCGACGTGAAGGCCGGCTTGTAATCAAGCATGGTCTCCGTTTCGCGGATCTGCTCGGTGGATGCCAGCATGCGGTCGAACACGCCGCGCACTTCGTCGGACAGTTCCACGTTCAGCGCCGACAGCGAACGGTAAACCGCCACCATCCAGGCGCGGAACCGCTGGAACAGTCCCTGCAGCTCAGGGGTTGGCGCCTTGCCTTCAAAGAGGTAAGCCTCGAAGCCGCGCGCCAACTGCTCATGGTGCGGACGCTTGCCTTCCAGGTCGAGGGCATCCCAGGCGGCCAGGTCCTGCACGCCGAACCAATCCAGGAGCTTTTGCACGTCATCGCGCACCGCGGCCGGCGCGGCCGGCTGGCGGGCGATATCAGTCAGGACTTCCAGATAGAAGTGGCCAGACTCATGCAGGAAAGTCGACAGGTCCGCGTTCTGCAGCAGGGAGATCGTGCGCGTGTCGATGTTGTACGCGCCGCGCGCCGACTGCTCGCCCTGGTTGAGTTCGTTCGCCCCTGGCTCTATACTGGATTCCGGAGACGGAGTTTGCGCGTCGGATTCATAATCCGAAAGTGTGCGGAGCGCGTCCCCCTTAAGCCCGGCTTGCCGGGCTTTCGTCTTTTCTGCTCCACCGTTCAGTGCGGAGTCCAGCACGGTGCGCACGTCCGTGCCCGCCGGGTACTTCCACAGCGTTACTCCACGCATATCGTTGCGCTTGCGACTAACGTCCTCGATATAGACCAGCACGCCATCGTCCAGCGCCTTCGCGTACGCGACACGTTGGGCCCCCTGGTCGGTTCGCAAACTCGTGCGAATGTCGTCGTAAGCTGTCACAACGTCGGGGATGCGCGCTACGTCCTCGGCTGTTACCGCTTGCTGGCCCCTGTGGCGTTCGGTTTCTCCGTCCCCGTGCTTGCCTTTGATGTGGTTGATCGCTGATCGATCCACGGAATGTGAATAGCCCGCCAGCGTCGGCGCGTCCTGCGCCAGCTTACCCGCGAGATCTGTCCAGAATACTGCCCGCGAATCGTCGCTCCCGTCCCACAGCGCAGCCGCATCCGCCCCTGCCGTAGAGTGCTTCCAACCTACAGGCGGCTGCGTTGCCAGCGCCTGATCCAGCTGTCCGAAGCCTTCGGCCCGGATCTGGACCGGGTAACGTTGGTACATCTCCTGCGGCGTGACGCCCAGGCGGGCGGCCTGCACGGCGTAAAAATTGGACATCATGCCGGCGTAGGCGCGGTTCACATCCGGCGTGAAGCGGGCGGCCTGTTCCAGCTGTGTCATCAGCTCGGCCTCAACCAGGTCGCGGGATTCCTTGAACGGCGCGTCCGTCTCGCGCTCGGCCATGACCTTTTCGACCTCGGCGCGCAGCTGCTCGCTTCGGTTCTGCATAAAGTCCTGCGCCTCGGCCTGGGTCATCCCGGCCGGGTCCGTCTTCAAGAACGGCAGTATAGATTGCGACAGGTCAGTGCCAGCCACGCGCGTCGCGTACTCGTCGACGGGAATGCGCACGTCGCCGCCCGTGGCCAGCGCCTGCTCATATTGCGCGGCCACGGCCGGGGACACCTGCGCCAGCTGCCCCACATCGACGCCCGACTGCGCCAGGTCCTCGGCCCGAATGTAGACGTCCTGCACCGGCCCATCCCCCATGGCTTCCTTTATGAAAGCCTGGAAGTCATCGGGCGAGCGCGCCCGCAACTTGGACGCCGCCGCCGTTGCATCGAGCTCAGCCAGGACCTGACCGTCCAGCTGCGCGCGCTCGGCCTGCACGGTTCGGCCGGCCAGCCGATCAGCCGCCGTGCTGGCCAACTGCGCAGTTCCCACGGCGCCGCCCGACGCCACGATGGTGGCCACCAGGGTCTGCGCCGCGGCATCTGGACGCGCCGCCAGGTACTCAGAGAACGGCTTTTCCGGGTTGAGAATGGCCCACTCATTCAGGTCTTGCAGCGCCGTCGCCACCTGCTCGCCCGGAATCTCGGCTGCCACCTGGCGCATCAGCATGTTCCACAGCGGCGTCCCGGCCTTCATGTCGTGCAGAAACCGCCCGACCGGGATGCGCTCGGTGGCGTACTCGATGGCAGCCTGCGACGTGCCGAACATCAGGGCCCGGTATGGGTCCAGCCCCGACTCACGGGCCTGACCGTAGGCCTGACCGCCCGTGATCCCCGCCATGCCGTAGAGCGTGGGCGCCGGGTTGCCGGTCACGATGCTGGCCGGCAGGGTCAGCCCCATCGTCACGAGCGACTGAACGCCCGAGTAGACACCCGCCTCGATGTTACCGGTCGCCTGCGGCATCAAGTCTTTTGCGGACGCTTCGCCCGCCCGCCCCAAGCCGGCCATGCCAGCGGCGAGGCGGCGCAGCGGGTTTTCCGGCAGCAGCGTGCCAGCGAGCGGGTCAAACAGCGGCGCGACGTTTTCCGCCGCAGCCTGACCGACGCGCCACAGCGCGCCACCCGCCTGGGGGAAGGCCGACGCGGCGGCACTACCCAGGTTCGAAAGCCCTCGGATGCCCTTCTCGAAGACGCCCATGTTGTCGACGTCATCGTGCGCAATCCGCGCATTCTCGACGCCGGCCAGGTACGCCGCGGTGGAGGGGTAATCTCGGGCCAGCCGTTCGAAGTCGAAAGACGTCAAGGCCGCCTCGCGCTTCACCTCTTCGGGGTGACGGCGCACCGAATCGATCGGTATGCCAGTGCGCGACGCGACCTGGCGCAGCTCGGCCTCCAGGTCGGGGTTGCTGCCCAGGGCCGCCGCTACCGATACCCGCGTGGCGCCGGCCGGGTCCGCCGGAGGCGGATTCGGGTCGTTCAGATAGGCCGCAACGGCGCTCGAGGTGTCCAGTTCTTCGGCCATCAGTCCGTCACCACTCCAGTAGCGCGCTGGCGTTGTAGCGCAGTTTGCATCCGCCAGTAGGCTCCCAACAGGTCGGCCTCAGTGGGATCGTCGATCCCGTTCTTCTTGAAGTCCGCCTTCAAGGACTTCTTGACTTCGCTGGGGATATCACCGACCTTCAGCGTGAGCAGCCGCTCGTTGGTGGTACCGAACCAGAAGCTGCGGAACTGCACCGACTTGGCGAACAGCCCGTCAATGAATTCCTCGGTCTCCCGATCGTTCATTTGCTTGCCTGTGATCTTCTGCTGGGACAGCACGGCATCGTTGACGAACTTGCGAATGGCGCCGACGCGCATGGCGTCGCTCGACCCATCCTTGGGCGTCGGGTCGATCTTCAGGGTCGCCATCCGGTTGTTCAGGGTGCTGTTGATAGCAGAGGTGTTCAGCTCATCGGCCTTATCCACGCCCCGGCCGGCCGCCGCGCCGCGTTGGTTGGCGAAGGTCTTGAAGTCCGATTCGCTCAATTCCCCGCGCAGGCGGTAGAACTCGTTGTCGGACAGACTACGCAGATACGCGGGATCGCCGGCAAGCTTCTGGTAGACGGCTTCGTTGGTGCGGTCCTCGCCTTTGGCGATCTTGCCCGCGAAACTCATCACCTCGGCGATATCCTTGGCCGGGATATTCGCGCGCACCGCCAACGGCAGGTCGGCATAACGCCCGCCGTTGGCGACAATCTCACGCATGGCGCCAGCCACGGCCTCATCCTCTCGCTGTTTGATCGCCTTGTTCGCCACCTCGTACTGCCGCGCCGTCTCCTCGAGCGCGATACGGATACGCTCCGGGCTCTGGCCCTCCATTTGGTCGCGGACATTGCGTTGCAGCTCAAAGAGCGTGGGCTTCGCCGGGGCGCCCTGCCCCGCCTCGTACTTCGCCAGGACACCTTGCACGTAAGGGACAGTCTCGTCCGGCTTGGGCAAGTAGCGCATCCAGTTCGCCCGGTCACCCGCCTTGTCGGCCTCCTTCAGCGCCCTATTGACGTTGCCTGGTCCTGCGTTGTACGCCGCCAGGGCCTGCGTCAGATTGCCGCCGTACTCTTGCAGCATGGCCTGGAAATAGTCGCGCCCAACCCGCGCTCGCTCTTCCAAGCTGTCGTCACGCGCCGGCGTCACACCGTAGCCCGGATCACGATTGGTGGCGTCCATGACCTGCATTCGGCCTTTGGCGCCCTTGGAGGACGTGACGACCGACCCGTCAGGGTTCAGATCCCGGTCGTTGCTCTCGGCTTGCGCGACCAGCGTGGTCAATTCGGTCGGCAACTGCGTGCCGCTGCCCGTTACCAGGTTGACAAGACGATCGGCCGGGGTGGGCATGATGCGGGGCATCGCGCGGTTCACAGCCGTGGTGGCCGCCGCGGCGCCCAGGCGCGCGTCCATTTGCTTTGTCAACAACCCGTTAACCCGCAACATGTCATCCGCGTCCATCTGGGGCGCGTACTTGCGCATATATGCGTCCGCGTATGCTACGTCGTTTTTTTGCAGGGCTGAGGTCAAAGCAGTCACATGCGCATTGCTAGTCGCTTTACGGGTCTGCGCTTCGATCAGCGAAGCGGACAAGCCTCTCATGCGGCCGAGGTCCGCCACGGCCGCCTGGATCGACAGGACGCTTTGGTCGACTTTCTGGGGGTCGTTGTAATAAAGTCCAATCTCGTTGGTGCTGTTGGCGATTGTCCCCTCACGCACCGACGCGGCATAGGTACGAAATTGCTCACCCTCGTACCGGGTGGCCTGCTCCTGGAACTGAAGGCCGATCGCCTGGGAAGCGCGCCGAAACGCGAGACGCTGGGCGTCATTGCCCAACCCTTCCGAAATGGTCTGGATCCGCTGGTTAAGAAGATCACCATACTCGGTCGCCAACGGCTGCCCGCTCTCACGCTGCAACGCCTGGATACCCTTGACGTTGGTATAGCCAGATTGAGGGTCGAAGGTGAGCTTGAGTGCGGCCTCCTTTGCCTGGTTGACAGCGTCATCCACGCGCAGCTGGTTAGCCTGCTGCTGCATGTCGGTAGCGATATTGGTGGCTGCCACGCTTGCCGACGTAAGACTCTGGCCCAGCTGCACCGATTGGCGTGCCCCCATCTCGGCTGCAAGCGCGCCCGCGCCGGCCTGCTGACGGACACCGGGAAGACCGGATGAGCTGACGCGCGGGGCGTCTAGGGTAGGTACGCGCGGCACTGTTCAGCCCTCACTTGGTCGCTTTGGAGTATTGGTACCAGCTTCCAGCGAGTTGACCGGCACTTCCTAGCAGGCTCATACCCACAGCAGAACCCGGACTGACCGCACCGGCGCCTGCCCGAAGAGAGGCGGCGTTATCGCTGTAGTTCGCCCCTTGTGTCCGGTAACCCCAGGCCGATCGCGCGGCGTTGGCCCGGATCGTGCTTGTGTCTCGTTCGTTCAAGTAATCCGTGGACGTCAATATGTCCACTGCACTGCCTTCGTCCAGAGCTACGCCATTGGCGGCCAGAGCCGCGCGCTGCGATCCCTTATCGGCCGCGTACTGCATGCGACTGTTCTGCTCTTGTTCCTGGCCCTGGCGAATGGCGTCTTGCGCCTGCCACTCGGCAATCTGCGCATTATTGGCGGTTACGTCCGCTTGATAGTTTAGACCGGCTTGCTGCGCGCTCGCGCTGTTGGCTGATCCAACGGCGGACGCCGCCGAGGCGGCGAGCATCATGTAGGGTGCAGCTGCAACGCACATATCAGACCTTCTTGCTGAATGGGTAGAAGAGCACTGCGTCCGGGCCGCATGCGACCGCCTCGTCGGTGTGGATGGTGAATCCAAGACGTTGCAGCCAGGCAATACTCACCGCGTTACGGTGGTCGATTAGATTGCGTAGCTCCGGGTAAACGGTGTGCATAAAAGCAACATATCGGCGACCTGTGCGGGTAAGCGCACCCGGACGCCGAAACATTACCGACGAGCCTAGTAGCCAGGGGCTGCCGATGTTGCCGCCAAGCAACGATCCGACAGGCGCCACGCCGCCAATCATCGCTATGCTTCCCTGCAGGTGTGCTGTCCAGGCATGGCTGGAAAGCGCAATGCTCTGGCGAATAGCCTCCGCAAAGTCAGCCCCAGCGCCCCGCATCGCGGTAATCTCTGCGGCATCCTGGGGTCGCAGATCCGTGGCAAGGGCCGCGGCGTCTGATAGCTCCGCGGCTCGAATGGCGAGACTAGCCCCCAATTGCTGCCTCGATCGTCATGGACACAAGCGTCACCGGTAGCGGATCCGTTTGACGTACATAGACCTGACCGCCCTCCGTCCAAGAGCCTTTAATCGCGTGCTTGTACTCGCCGGATATCCACCGAGGTGGCGACCCATAGGGCTCATCTGTGCGCTGCTTTACCTGGGTTAGCAGACCCGGGTTGGTTGGCTCGAGTTTGTCGAAGGAGGGGCCGGCCCGCACGCCGGAAGATTCATTAAGCCGGAGCCAGACGTAGTTTATGTTCTTGACCCGGCCCTGGCCCGCTGCTTGGGCTTCGAACGCGAGCGGCAGCGTGATAATGTCCGCCTGTATCGGCAATCCGACATGGATTTTGCTGGCGGCCTGCTCAACTCCGATTTTCCCACCCTCTACAACTTGTGGGGGCATTACCGCTCCATCGGCCAATATGCTCACCTTTTGACCCTCAAGATGGCCCAGGCCTGAAAGCACCGTCACCGGCACACCGCTGTATGTCAAGCCAGAATCGACGAAGAACGCATCCGCCTCGGCGGGCATTAGGCGCGAATGTAAACGCTCGACGTATCGAACTTGTGCGCCGTTGATGGTACGGCGCACGATGGTGTAGAGAACGTCCTCGTCCCCTTCAGCGACACAAGCTACCGATTCGAAGAACCCGCCCACCGTGGTGTGCCTGTGCCAGCCTTGCACTTGTTGCTCCGGGACGTAGGTGAGCCCGAGCAGGTCCCCCGATGACGAGACGCACCACAGAATAGGATGCGGCGCCCGGGAAAAGGCCATGTCGCGAACGGTACGGTAGTCGAAAAGGTGCGGCGCTAGGATAGAAACATCGGCCGTCACGTACCCATTTGCTTGCCAGTTGTACGACATTTCCCGGACATGACCGCCCCGCCCCGCCGCGTACAAAAGGTTGTTGTTGACCAACGCCGGCTGCACGTTGTTGGCCCCATTGTAGGATTGGGGCTTAGGCGATGCCGTCTTGGGAGTCAGCACATCAGAGTTCGCCGGCGACACGCGCCACTCCGCGCTGGCGGTGAGCACCACCAAGTTGGAAAGCGGCACGATGTGGCGAATCGTGTTCACCTCGCGCGCCGCGATTCGAAATGCGATAGCATCATCGTCCCGAGTCGGTATAGACGACGACAGATTAGATTCCGTTCCTGAGCGGGTAGCCCAGACGTTCTGCGGCTTGTTACGCGTGCCTGCAAACCACCGCCGCTGTTCGTAATACGACACTGCGGCGGGGTAGTTGTTCACCCCGTTGAAGGGGTCCGCAAGAGTCGGAGCCGCCTGCGATATGTCTGGCGTGATGTTGTTGTCTCGGAACGTCAGCCCACCCGACTGACCCACATATCCCCAGATGCCGTTACTGAGCTTGTAGACGTTGTACCTCGTCGCCCCGCTCGCTGAGGGCCAAACTACATCGTTGTACGCGCCCTGCAGAAAAAGATCGTTGCTGACGGTATTGGAAGCGGACGAGATCAACGATTCTTCCAGGGTGTCCACTGCCAACGACGTGACTGCGTAAGTGTGGTCCACATTGTTCGCCGTTCCCGACCCGGCATGCGCCGACGCTGTCACGCTCGCCGGTGCGCCGATGTTGGGAACAAACGAGATTGTCGTAAGCGTCCAATTCAGCGCACCGAGTCGGCGCAGTTCACGTGGTGCGTAATTCGGGTGAACGATAGTCAGCACATCGGCAGACTGAACATAGTGCAGGTCGAAGAGATCGGGCTCAGCGTAAGGGGTAATCACCTCATACGGGTTTCCACCACCGTCGACAAGGGTGGCACCCATAGTGTGGAAGCGTACGTAAGCTGCGCCCAACTCGATAGCAAAGGTTTGCTCCGTGTTGAACGCAAAGGGGATAAGCCGACTTTTCTGAGCGCTATTCTTCGTCTCGCGCACGAATTCAAAGCCCGGCCGGTTCTGGGCCGGACCATGCGGTAGGGTGATGAAATTTCGGCAGGTAGCCAACCCGGTTTGATACTGTGGCAGATCGACCCGACCGAATAGCTCCGGGCTGATCTCGCCGCGGGCAAAAGAGCGGGAAAGAGTACGGACATTGGCCATGGTCTAGCGCCCCGAAATCCACGGCACATTGTGAACGGGCCGACTCTGGCGTTGATTGGTGTCCGATACCGTCGCCTGCGCGATGATGGCGCGGTAGGCCCCCAACTGCGCCTGCGCCACGCTGACACCTTCGGTACCCTTGACTACAGGCCCCGCCAGGTAGGAGGCGAGCAACCTGGACAACGCATCCACGAACAGCGGAGAAAAGCGCGTCGTGTCGGTTACGCGGCGGGTGTACCGCAACACTGCATCGGGCTGGTTTGTGTACAGCAGCCGCCGGTCGCGCTCGTCCGTTTCAATTGCGTAGTCCTGCGGGGAGTACACGGCACCATGCTGCGCCAGACTTGTGCCAGGAAAGCCCAATTCGGCTCCACCCCCACCAGAAATTCCAACGCTGTAGTCATCCAACGCGTTCGGGGGCAGCACGCTAACAGCTCGAATACACGAGACGGGGAGTTCGTAGCAGAACGCCCAGGAAGGCCAGGCCGACCCCACCTGCGCCAGCACAGAACGAGTGGTAGCGAAGTTCCAGTCGTGCGCCTCCAACGCCGTGTCGCGCGCAATCGGATAGAAGCGCGCGCAGTGCTCGGCCTGGGCGCTTCCTTCGGGGGGATCGATACTCGATACGGTGGCATCGTCGCCAAGATGGCCGAGCGCCAAGTTGCAAATGTCGACAGCGGACGCCATAGGGAATACTCCAAGAACAAGCGGGGGCACAGGCCCCCGCTCCTTCAACGTCGATTCAAAGGCAGGGGCGGCTTACGCCAAGTCGTGCCCGGACTGCTGCTTGCCCTTCTTGCCGCCGACCGGGGCCGCTTCCTCTTCGACCGGTTCGTACCAGCTGGCTTTGGAGCCGTCCGGTACTTCGAACTGGTCGCCCGGTTCGCGCAGTGCGTGCTTGTCCTTGCCGCCGTAGCCTTGAGCGATTGCGATAACGCGCATGTCGGATCTCCCTTTAGGCCACGGTGAAGCCGCTGGCACCATACTGCAGGGCCTCGACGTCTTTCACGATGTACGCGCTGGCGGTGCCAGCCGTGGTCGTCGCGCCGCTGATGCGGAAGGCGACGCGCAAGTAGCGCTTCAAGCCGATCGGCACGCGGATCTTGGCCAGGTTGGCACTGGCGCCAGCCGACGTTACGGGCACCACGGGGCCGGCAGCCGCGTCGGTGTAACCCGAACCCTCTGCGGACGAGGTCTGCAGGACGACCTGAATGGAAGCGCCAGCGCCAACCAGCGCGGCGTTCATCTTGGCCAGCAGATAGAAGTTCTCACCGATGCCGGTGTCGGCCGCGGCGCCCGTGTCGTAAACATTCGTGCTGACCACATCGCCGGCCGCGGCCGCCACCGATTGCGCGGCGGCGAAAGTTTCCTGGGTATCGATATACATGGTGTGGGCTCCTTGCCTTAGACGACTTGGGCTTCGGTGGACAGAATCTGATCGACCGTGCGCACCGGAACGCCGAAGAACCGCAGCGTGCCGTTGCCGACGCTACCCGGTGCAACCGTGCCGAACTGGTTGGTAGCGGCCTCGATGGCCAGCGCATTCTGCGACTTGTCCAGGGCGGCGATCGACAGCATTTCCTTGACCGTGCGGTTGGCGTAGAACACCGGAGTGCCCATACCCATCGCGGGAATGCGCGCCATCGCCCGCAGCATCAGCTTCATGATGGCGGTGGCGGCCGTGGGCGCTTGCGTGCCGGTCTGGCCCACCAGGTCGCTGATGTCCACGTTCGCGATACGCACCACGTAGCGCCAGTCGCGCAACGTCAGGCCTGATTTCCATTGCCAGTGGTCGGCGTAGGCGCGGAAGCGGTTGTTGTTGGAGTCGAACGCGTCGATCAGACCCATGTCCTCGTGGATCAGGCCGGCCTTGGAGCCCTTGGGGAAGATGCCGTGCGCGGTGTTCTTGCCCCACACCACCAACCAGACCGACGTGTTGTCGGCGCCGGTACCGCCTGCGTCGATGATATTGCCGCCGTTGGGGGCCGACTTCAGCGAGAAGCGGGGCGCCAGGCCGGTGATGCGCTCGGGATTGACCGACTGATCGCCGTAGAACAGCGAGCTGGCCATGGTCTGGTTCATGCTTTCCAGGAAAGCTTGGGCCTCGGAGAGGCGGAAGTCGGACGTATTGCCGTTCAATTCCGCGATGTCCTTGTCCACTTCGGCGCGAGTTTCCAGCATGCCGCAGGTGTCATCCACCTGCGCACGCGTCGACTTCGACGCCGGCACGCCCTGGTACAGCTGGCGCCAGACGGAGGTCGGCAGACCGGTGCGGATCGTGCTGCGGTGCCCGGTGGACTGGTTGCCCTCCAGCCACATCATGTCGGTCAGGATTTCGTTGGTCTGGTTCAGCAGTTCGACCACGGTTGCGGTCTTGCCGTCCGGGTCGATGGACTTGGCGAAGTCCAGCAGGGTGACGGCGCCGGCTTTCGGGAGGGTTGCCATGGTGAAGGCTCCTTATGCTTGGTTCGGGTACAGGGTCTTCGCCGGGTCCTTGCTGGCGCTGGCGCCGCGCTTTTCCCCAGCGACGAACGTGTCGCTACTGATCGCTTTGCCGGCGCGGACCATGAACCGGATCAGTTCCGGGTGGTTTCCGATACCGGACTCGTTGAGCAACGTGCGCAGTTCCGGGGTGCCGAACGAATCGAGGGCCTTCTTGGCCGCGCCCAGGTTCTCGGCGAATGCTTCCCCGCCGTATTCCTTGTCGGCTTTCGCTTGGTCCGCCCAGGTCTGGCGGATCTGTGCGAACGCTTCGGCCTGCTTCCCTTGCAGCTTTTGCATCAGCTTGGGGCCGAGATCGGCCACACGCTGCGCGTCCTTCTGCGACAGGTTCAGTTCCTTGGCGACGGTCTTCAGATCGCCAACCAGCTCGGCGTCCAGCTGCACCCCTTCAGGCGCAGCGAAGTCCTCGTACTGCTCGGGCGCGCCCGCTTGCTTGTCGCCGGCCTTGAGCTTGGCGCCCTCTTCCTTCGACTGCTCGCCGTCCGGCTTGGCCTCGGCGACCGGCTTGTCACCGGCCTGGGTCGCACCTTCTTGCATGGTCTGCGCTTGCTGCTCGGTCGCGGGGGCTTCAGCGGTCAGGACGGTAGTGTCCTGGGTCGCCGGTGCGGTCGCGGCTTGCTGCGTGCCGGGATCAGTTGGCGTTGTTCCGGTCGTCGCTTGGGTTTCGGTGGTCATGCTTTTTTTGCTCCTGGAGCATTTCGGCGTACCGTTCGGGGCAGGTCTGGAGCAGCGACGACATCAGTCGCAACCCCTCGTTCCGGTTTCCCTCGTTGAAAGCCATTTGCATGGCGTTCGTACTGAAGGACGTTCGATAGACGCCGGCCCGTGAAAGTAGGCGCCACACGATGCGGCGGCCTCGACGGTTTCCCATGAGCCACTTCATGTCGTCCGACTCCACCCGCGATTCGTGCTTAGCGTCTTCACGCTTGGCTTCGCGGCCCGTTTCCGTGACCGACGGGTTGAGAGGGTCGTAATTGGCGGAACTCATGCGCCTGGATTCTGCGAGCTGAAGCGTGCGGTATGCGCACCCTTAGCCGTAGAGCATTTGCGCAGCATCCGGCCCCGCGCCGTCCAGGCCCATCTGAGTGATCTGCAACGATACACACTTGTCGGTGCCTTTTTGGTTGGCGTGCTGGCTCGTGCCGCACACCTCGACAGCCGCCATCAGACGCATCTGCCGCCCAACCTCCGGCAACTCCGTCATGCCGAGCTTGCGCAACGTCACATCGTCCAGGGAAATACTCAACCCCCACGGGTACTTCGGGCTTCCGTCCGGGGATTCGCTGCTCACGCAGCATTCCCCTTCCTTGGCCTCTTCAGGCGACAGTTTCATGTCGATCAGGTTCATGGCGGTCACCTATTGCGGGATGCTATATCCCTGGAACTGGTTGATGAGGTCGGACGCGGCGTTGCGCTCGCCCGTATTGACAGCGCCCAAGCGCTGCGCCGCGGTAGCGGCCTGCTCGGCGGTGGCCGCGGCCTGCATCATCGCCTGCTGCTGGGCGCGCTGCTGGCGCACCAGCACGGCTTGGTCCAACGGCACCACCAGGCGGGGGTCTACGCCAAGCTGATCGGCGTAGCTGTCGGCCAGCGCGTCCGCATCCAGGCGGTCCAATACCTCGGGCTTGATTGCCGCGACCTGGCCCAGCGTCATGACATAGCGGTCGGTGCTGTTTACGCCGATCGCGCGCTGGGCCTGGGCTAGCATCGAAACGAACTCAATGTTCAGGTCCACGCCTTCCAGCTCGGGCGGCGGCGGCGGTAGCGCGCCTGCGGCCGCCAGACGATGAAACGCCATCTCGACCATCGGGTCGAGCATCTCGTTGTGGAGCCGCTGCAGCACCGGGCCCAGCATGAGCAGCTTTTCCTCGTGCCGTTCGGCCACTTCGGTCGCGGTCATGCGCACGTCGACGTTGGCCAGCATCAGAAACAGGTCGGCATAGAACGTCGAACGCAGAATCTCGCGCGTATCCTGGATGTTGGCCTGCATTCCGGCCAGATCCAGTTGCACCTGCCAGGCCGGCCGGATCGCAGCGTTCGGGTTAGCGGCGTCCACAAACGTAACGCCGCCCGGCAGCATGTCGATGTCGTGATTCTTGAGCGCGGTCGGCGCCTGCACCGGCGGCTTGGTTGTGTAATCCAGCCCCTCGGCCAGCCGCAACTGGCGGTGCTGCAAGCCTTTGACAGTACCCAGCGCCAAGCCGCCCGGCCCCACGCCATACACGTCACCGCCCCACACCTGCCATCGCGGCGCCAGCGCGGGGAATTCCTCGAAGCCCGAGCGGCGCAGCCGCTTGTCGGGGGACTGCCCAAGCTCGAAGTACAGGGACGTGAACTGCATATTGCGCGCATCGCGCATATTCGGGTCTCGATCGACGTTCGGCTCGACGCATTGCACCACCGTCACCCAACTGTCCAGGGAGCCGTTGTCGTAAAGCGACTTCACCGTAGGACTGACGTTCTCGATACCGAACTGCTTCACCAGCTGCGCCACGGTCATGTCGAACTCACGATACAACGTGTCGACAGTTCCCCGATCATTCGCGGCTAGATAAAACTCGCCGACCGGCAGCGGGGAATGGTGGATGACGTCCTTGAAGTCCGGATGCACGAAGCTGACAGCCGTGCCGAACACACCCAGGTCCTGGTACATGCTCTGCAGACTGTTGTACGTATTCGAACGTGCGAACACGTCGAGCATCAGTTTCGTGACGTCTGACAGCCAGACCTTGACCGAGTGGTACTGCATCAGGGCCGGATCCGGTGTGGCGAGGCGAAACCACGGCCGGGCCGGGCTCGTCATGCCCGCCATCAGGCCGGCCGACAACGTGTTGGCCGACAAAGTGCCGGTGGGGTCGTAGATATTGTTGAAGCGCCGCGTACCGCGATTTCGATCAGACGTGAAAAATCGACCGTTGTAAGGCAGGATGAAGTCAGTGAGTTCGCGCCAGAAGGCTTCCCAGCTCGAGCGCTCAGTCTTCAGCCCAGAATATCGGGTTAGGTACTTGTCACGAGGGACGTTCGGAAGCGCCATATTTACAGGCCCAGCAGAGTGTTCTTGCCGAGGTCCAAGGCGGACGGGTCTACGCCCTGCGTCGTGCCGCCGGTCAGCAGCGTTCCGATAGACGAAGAAGCTCCACCACCCGAGCCACCTGCTCCGCGGCGTGCATTCTGAGTGTCCTGGCGTGCAGCGGGCTGCCCGCTCTGTTCCTGCAAAGCTGCTTGATGCCGGCCTGGATTCTCGGTCTTCCACCTTTCGATGGCAGCATCGCGCAGTACCTGCAGGGCGTTCATGCCCGCTTGGGTCCGCCCGTCGGCCTCAGCAGCCGAGTCGTAGCCGCCTTGGTACATCGGCAACGCATCAATCTCTGCCTGAGTCATACCCGCCGCGCCTAACTTCCAGTAGTCCTGGGCCGTGCCAGGCATACTCACGGAGCACATGTCCTAGCCCCCCAGCAGCGTGTTCTTGTTCAACGAGAGATCTGACGAGTCGATGCCGCCCGGCCCGGTCAGAAGCGTGCTGCCGGTGGACGCACCAGGGCCCACGTTGACGCCGTTGCCACTGTTGTTGCGTCGCAGCTGGTCGACATTTGCAGCTTTCTCGTTCTGCTTCGTCTGCGGCTGCTGCGGAGTAGTAGGCTCGACTTTTGGCACACTCGGCGCCATAGCGGACGACAACACCGCCCCGCCCGCCAGCGCGGCGGCCCCTAGAGCAATGGTTGTGGGTTCGCACATTGAAGAGTCCGTCCTATCGGTTCAGGTTTGCGTACGGATCGTAGGAGGCGCGTTGCCGGGTATGCGCACCCGGGATGTCCTCGACGCGGGGCGTGTCGTGCAGGGCCAGGATGTAGGCACTGGCCCAGTCCGGTGACCGGCCAATGCGTTTGATTATGTCTTCGCGGCTTTCGACGTAGATCGTGCGCCCCTGCAGGCGCCACACTGGCGCGCACAGATCAACCAGCAGCTGGCGATCAGGCGGCAAGGCGATTCCGTTGTCCGCCACAGGGTCCAGCGCCTCGCGCATGCGCCACCAGTCGTGGCTGCGGACATTTGCGAAGGTCAACCGGCCTGACTTGTCCGTGCCCGGTGCCGCTTCGGCGCCGTTGATGCCAAGAACGTGTTGGCCGGCCTGCGCCAGGAAGTCGTACGGGCTCGCACCGACGCCCACGACGTCAATGTGGATGGGCGACTTGTCGCGCACCGCGGCGATCGTGACGCCGGCCACGCTCGGGCCGTCGGGCGTCGACTTACCGGCGTAAGCCAGTGGCTCGTCGAACCACCAGCCGTGGCGCCGCGCGATGATCGTGTTGTCGCGCCCGCCGCGCGCCACGTCCACGCCCACGCTGTCCATGCGCGGCTTGTTGTGCATCGCTTTCCAGCGTGCCTGCGCTGCCTCCACCCAGGCCGTGGGGATGACCTGCATAGCGTCGTCTTCCATGCCCGCCTGGAAGTCACCGTAGAGCATTTGGGAGCGCAGCGGCTCGGGCAGGGATTGCAGGGTGGCCATGTATCCGGTCCCCATCAAGTACGGGTTGTCGCTCACGCGCGACGGAATGAAGGTGCGCGACAGGGGCGTGATTAGGTCGCCGTTGTGTTCGAACGGCGTGCCGTCGGCGCATTCCATATCCTTGCCGTCCACGGTGGCGAACCATCGCAGCTCGCCCGGCTGGGCGGGGTTCGGGTGCTTGGGGTCCAACCACGGGGCGAAGAAATCGACGATCCACCGACCCTCTGCGCTCGTGGGCGGGTTGAACGTGAGCAAGGCCTGGCAGCGCTGGGTGGGGTCCACGGACCGCAGCCAGCCCAGCAGCGCGCGCACCTGGCCTTCCAGGAAGTTCGCGGCCTCGTCGAACACCAGCAGGTCGTGCGGTCGGCCTTGGTACTTGTTCCAATCGTCGGGGTTGGGCGTGGATCCGAATTCGATCTGACGACCCGGTAGGCGCCATATGCGTTCGGCGCCGTTGTAGCCGTCGCGGTTGCTCAAAAGCTCGGTGAAGCGGTCCACGATGCCGGTCAGCTGCGTGGCCTCTCGACGCAGCACCAGGATCTTCTGGTGCTGCGTGAGTGACTTGCCGCACGCAAGGTCCGTCTTACCGCCGCCCGCCGCGCCGCCGTACCCGATGATCGTGGCCGTGCTGTCGTAGGCCATCATTTGCGGGCCAGGCAGCGGCCGCCAGATGGTTTTGTCCTGCACAAGGATGGCCTCGACCTCAGCGCGCTCCGCCGGGGTCAGATAGCGCAGCAACTGCAGGATCTCGGACGCGTTCATAGCGCGGCGAGGGCGCCCATCCCCCAGCACCAGCACGCCAGAAGCGGTTCGCCGCAAAGCACCAGGATGACGCCGGCCAGGAAGAAACGCCCGTTCATGCCGGCACTCCTACACCAGGTCGGCGCCAGGCTCGTCGCTCGCTTCCTGCGCCTGGCGGGCCTGCGCCACGGCGATGAGCGCGGCCAGGCGGCCCGCGACTTGCGAATCGCTCATCTGCACCGGGCCGCCGTTGGCGCCCGTCAGCTCAAGGCCGGTCTTTTCGCGGTATTTCGGATCGTGCGCCTTGAGCAGGAAGATCGCGAGCGTGTCGCTGTACTCGCGGATCGTGCCGCACTGCAGGCCTTGGTGGAAGACGGGTTTCTCGGTGCCGTCATGTGCGCGGCGCAGCACTTCGTCTTCCAACAGGCCCATGCCAATGCGCTTGGCCTTTTCCCACGCCGCGGCGAACTCCTCGTCCTCGTCGCGCCATTCGTAGACCGTGATTCGTGCTACGTCGATCGCTTTTGCTGCGCGCGACACGTTCCCCGTTTCCGCGAGGGCGGCGAGGAAGGCGATCTTTTTTTCAGGTGTCAGCTTGGTGGCCATGCTCGGTACGGTAGATTCCGCAGCCCGAGTTATGCGCACCCTACCCCTGCACGGTCTTCCACGCAGTCGGGGTGCTGACCCGACGCTTGTAGTTCACGATATCGCGTACGTTGCGCACGCTCGTGTCGAACATTTTGGCCAGCCGCTTGTAGCCGATCCCTTCCTCACGAAGCTGGCGCATCAGCTCCACGTCGTGATCGGTGAGCGTGGCGCGCTGGTGGTCCTCCCCGACCCTCAGTCCCTTCTCGTTCACGCCTACCGTGATTCGGGCCATCGCAGTCCTCCAGATCGGTCGGCAGTGTGCGCCAGCTTGAACACGCAAAAATGTACAAGTTCAGCTTGGGACGGATGGGACGGATGGGACACCCAGTTTCTATCTTTACCTTTTTCCCCCCTACTCTTTCGCGCGATTAAGGTAAGAGATTTATATGTCCCATCCGTCCCAACACCCTGCAAACCCGCGTATTTATTGGACTTCTCATGGGACGGATACCACTCATCCGCATACGTCCCAATCCGTCCCATCCGTCCCAAAGCCGGCGCGGCCATCACACTAAATCCGCAAAATCTTGCGTATTCGCTGAATCCTGCGAATTCGCAATTTCATACACCCATGCCCGGCACCGCTTCCCGTTCACGTATGGGCGGCCAAGTGCATAATTTTGCGACTTCAAAATCGCCGCGACGCGCCTCTCTTCCCCCTTCTTGATGTTTTTTGCGTCAAAGCCCAAGGCCCCGATAAGCACCTCGTGAGTCTGGACAACCATCCGGCGGCCCGCGTCCGGCCCAGGCTCGCCACCCACGACATCGAAATCGCCGGCGGTCAACCACTGTTCCACCACAGGCGCCCACGAATCGCTGATTTTGTGGTCGCCGTGCACGTCGCGTGCCAGCGTCTCGGCCTCGTACCAATCAACCCCGGCCGCCTGGAACATGGCGCACCCCTCCGCCCAAAGCTGCAGCCGGTCGCGCTCGATCGCTTCCACGTCCACCAACCCCCCGACCACGACTGGCAGCCAGCGTCGCTCGCCCGTGTCGTCTGACAGAAACTCGCCTACGTTGGCCGTGCCGATGAAGAGATTGCGCCGGGGGAAGATGGTGTTGAATTCCTTATAGAGAGGCCGCCACTCTTCGTGGCGCCGGGTGATGAACGCCTTGATGGCCTCGGCGTCGCGCGAGTACAGGCCCTTGAGCTCGGCCAGCTCGATCACCAGACGCCCGCGCATGCGCCGGCTGGCTTCGGCGTCTCGGTCGGCCAGGTCCATCTCGGCGAACAGCTCGGGCCAGGGCACCATGGCGGCCACACCGGATGACTTGCGCGCGCCCTGCGGGCCGATCAGCACCGGCACCATGTCAGCCTTGGCGCCTGGCTCCAACGCCCGCCCGGCCAGCGCCGACCACATGTACCGAGACACCGCGCGCGCGTACGGCGTGGCTTTCACGCCACAATAGCGTTCAAGGAAGTTCTCGACGCGCGGCACACCGTCCCATTCCAAGCTGCGCGCCCACTCAATCGCTGAGTCGAAGCGGTTCTCAATGGCCACAAGCCATACCGCATCGCGCAACGCTTCCTTGGTGATCTTCTTGAACCCACCTCGCTCCATGAAGATCTGCATGCGGGTGTAATCGGCATCCTCGAACTGGCGCCACGCGCCAAGCGCATCGGCAGGCGCGGCCATGATCTCGGCCCGGAAGTCATCGTAGGCCAGCACCACGTTGCAGCAGCGCGGATCGCGCGCGGCCATGGCCAGGTTGTCTATGGTGGCCAGGATATTGCCGTGGTCGTCCCGCTTGAAAGACGGCAGCGGCGCGGCGGGCTGACCGTCCGGTGTGCGGGGCGCCTCCACCACATCGAAGTCGCGCGCCACCAGCTCGGCCGGCTCCTGCCAGCCTGCCAGCCGGGCCATGTGCAGAACCGTGCGCACGGTCACCGCATCCGGCCTGGCGCTGTCGATGTAGGGCCAGACGCGGTTGTCCAGGAAGTCGGGGTCGTATTTGCTGCTGCGTGCGCTGAACTGGTGAGCGAGCTCCAGACCGTAATCGGCGCCGGCGGTCGCATGGTGGATGGCGAAGATGACGTCGCGCCACTGGTCGTAGTCCAGCGCCGCACCATCCTCGTTCTTGATCGCGGCCAGCGCGGTTTTCAGCACCGCGGCATCCGCATCGCCCACCGGCATCAGCGCCGTGCCGCGCTCGGGCTTCTCTAGCACCGGCACGGGCGCCGACATGGGCCAGTCCATGCCGACGAGGTAGTCGCGCGGTAGGTCGTCCAGGTCGAACGGATCCAGCGGCACGCTGGCGCCGGCCAGCGGCAGGATGAACATGTTGCCGAAGCGCTTTTTCTCGGTGCCCACCGCGTCCTGCTTGGGGAACACCTCGACCTGACCATCGGCAACGCCCTTGGTGCCCGGCGCCAGGCCGGCCGCAGCCAGCGCCGCGCGCAGCCAGGCACGTACGCTGTACGCGTCCTGGGGCTCGGCCCACAGGCAATACAGATGGATGCCGCGGCCGCCCGAGGAGCGAAACGCCACCGGCCGCCCACCCTGCGCCTCCAGCGCACGCGCGACACGCAGGGCCGTGGCCTGCATTTCTGGCCAGGGCGTGCCGCCTTTGTGGCTGTCGAAGTCCAGAACGCCCAGCATCGTGACGGACTCGCCCGGCCGGATTGGCGCCGCGCCATAGGCCGGCCCGCCGTTGACGTGCTGCGCGAGCCGCGCCTCGGTCAAGGCCTCATCAACGCGGCGCGGGCCGTCGTCAGTTTTCCTCCAGCACACATCGCGGCGCACGCGATCGACGATAGGCCCGAGCGCCGCAACCAGCGCCTGCTTGTCGGCCTCGGTCATACGCCCGCCGGCGCCAGATCCAGCATGCCCACCGGCAGTTTCAGCTGGCGTTCGATGCGGCGCGCGGTGCGCTCGCTGATGTTGCGCTCGGGATTCTTGCCGATGAGCTGGGATACGTAGGGTTGCCCGACTCCCAGGCGCCGCGCCAGCGCGTCCTGACCGCCCTCAGCTTCGGCGATCTTGCGCAGGTGGGTCAGCCGCGCCGCGTACACCGCGGCCAACGGATCATCGTTCATAAGGTCGCTCCAATGGTCTTTTTGCTAACGTAGTTTAGCAATCGGCCATATTTATGGGCAAGGATACATTACGTATTGCTTATCTCTCGCACGAATGTTACTGTCGCGGCCTAGTGTTAACCCCACAACAACCGGCCCGAGGAAACACCCATGAATCAAGAGTCTGCCCTCACGAAGCAACGTCGACAGAACCTGCGCATAGTCCTCGAGGAGCAAGGCGGCCCGGCCAGCTTTGCTAAAAAGCTGGGTCAATCTGGCCCGTCGTTCCTGTCGCAAATGGCCAACGGTCACCGGGCCATCACCGAGAAAACCAGCCGCCGCATCGAGCAAGCCGCCGGTAAACCTGAGTATTGGATGGACCACCCCCATTCGTCCGTGGGCGGCATCGCGCCCCAGACAACCGTGCACACGGATCCGAGCTTCGTCGGCGGTGCGGTGAAGGTTGTCGCAGAGATACAACAAAGCCTGGGCGTGTCGCTTTCTCCCGACAAGTACGGCGAAGTCGTGAACCTGGTCTATGAGCACGCCCAGCGCGGTGGCACCATCGATCGCGACTACGCCACGCGCCTGCTGAAACTCACCATGTAAGTGCGACATGCCCGCGGGCGCGACACGCCTCGCGGTGCAAAACTAGGTCAGGGGAAGCGCGCGCCAACGTAGCGCGTCCGTCCCCGAAAAAGAACCCGCCCCGGCGGGTTTTTTCTTTGCAGCACAAATTAGCAATTGCGAAATTTCAATTGCTCAAAAGTGTACTGTTTGCTAATCTGCAATCGCAGTCATCGATACCCAATTAGGAGCACACAACATGAGTTTCGGAATCACCGTCGAACGTGAGATTTCTCACGCCAAGGTCATCTTCACCGCCATGCTGGGCACGGCGGCCGAAGCCCTCGATACCGCCACGCTGTTGGCCACCGGCACCGCCCCGGCGCCCGCCAAGGCCCAAGCGGAAAAAAAGCCGGAGGCGGCGGCGACCGCCAAGCCCTCCACGGAAAAGCCGACCCCGGATGCATCGGGCAGCTCGGGCAGTTCCTCGATCGAATCGAAGAACGACGGCGAAGCCGCGGCGGGTAACACGCCGGCGGCGCTGGACTACGACACCGACATCAAGCCGCTGGTGCTGGCCATCGCCAAGATCAGCCGCGAGAAGGCCGAGGCCCTGCTGCAGCGCTTCGGCGTGCAGTCCGCCAAGGCGCTCAAGCCGGACCAGTTCGCCGACTTCAAGGTCAAGGCCCAGCAGGTGATCGACGGCAGCTACGACCCGGTCGCGTCCGACGAAAAGGCCCTCGCATGAACGGCCGCAAAGCTCGCGCGCTGCGCCGGGCCGCACGCCGCATGTCGGCCGGCCTGCCCTCGCACAAGCTGGTCAGCGAGGTCGGGCGCCAGGTGGCCGTGCCCACCGGCAAGCTGGATGCCAAGGGCAAGCCGGTCATGGGCTTTGCCGAAGTGGTCGGCACCGCGCGCCACGCGCCGACCTGCACCCGCGCCGTGTACCAGAAGCTCAAGCGGGTGTACGGCCACGCCAACCTGGGGGCCCTGAAATGACCGAACCCGAACACGCCACCCTCTCGCCCTCGGGCGCCGAACGGTGGTCCACGTGCCCCGCCAGTGTCCAGCTGGAGGCCGGCTACCCGGACTCCAGCAGCGACTACGCCGACGAGGGGACGGCAGCCCACGCTGTTGCCGAGATGGCGCTGCGCGAAGGCAAGGACGCCATGGCCTATAAGGGCCGGCGCATCCCGGTGCGCGCCGGCAAGACTGTCGAGGTGACGGCCGACATGGCCACCGAGGTGCAGAAGTACATCGACTACGTGCGAGACGTCGCCGCCGGCCACGAGCTGCTGCTCGAGCAGCGTCTGGACATCAGCCGTTGGGTGCCCGAGGCCTTCGGCACGTCCGACGCGGTGATTCTGCGCGAAGACGGCGAGCTGCACATCTGTGACCTGAAGTTCGGCCGCGGCGTGAAGGTCGATGCCGAGGAAAACAAGCAGATGATCCTGTACGCCCTGGGCGCCCTGGATCAGTTCGCCGTGCTGATGGACTTCGAGCGCGTACGCATGACGATCCACCAGCCGCGCCTGAACCACGTCAGTGAGTGGGCCATCACGGTCGACGAGCTGCGCGAGCGCGGCGCGCACCTGAAGGAAGCCGCCGACCGGGCGTACCTGTACGTGGGCAGCGAAACCCCGCCGGTCCCCTCGGACTTCGGGCCGTCCGAGAAAGCGTGCCGCTTCTGTAAGGCGCGCGCCAAGTGCCCGGCCGCCGCGGCCGAGGTCGCGGTCGTCGTGTCGCGCAACGTCACGGCCACGCCCGATGACTTCGAAGTGGTCCCGCCCCAGGGCGACATGGCCGCGCCCGACTTGGGCGTGCTTATGGGTCGCGTGGATGAGATCGAGGCCTGGTGCAAAGCCGTGCGCGCCGAAACCGAGCGGCGCCTGCTGCTGGGCGAAGCGGTTGACGGCTTCAAGCTCGTCCTGGGCCGCGCCGGCCCGCGCAAGTGGACGAGCGAGCAGGAGGCCGAGGAGCTGCTCAAGGCCATGCGTCTGAAGTCGGACGAAATGTACGACAAGAAGGTGATCAGTCCGACCACCGCCGAGAAGCTGCTCAAGGACACGCCGCGTCGCTGGGCCAAGGCGCAGACCCTGATCACCAAGTCCGAAGGCTCGCCCAGCGTCGCCCCGGCCTCCGACAAGCGTCCTGCGCTGGCCGTCAAGCCTGCGGCGGATGACTTCGACGATGTCACGCCCAGCGCCGCCGAAGGAGCTGATCTCGTATGAACACAACCCGAGTGCACACCGACCACCCCGCGCAGGCATCGGCGCCGCGCGAACACGACGAGGTAGCCGCCAGCGTGTTGCCGCTCGAATACCGGTTGGCGCTGCAGTCGGCCGCCAGCGTCAGAAACCCTCACCAACGGGCCAAGGCGATAGCCAAGGCCACCGAGCGCGCCAAGCGCGCGCACCCCGAGTTTTTCCGTTGAACCCCTGCAGCAAATAGACAGACCCATAAGGAACTGAACCATGAAAGTGAAACTGAACACCGTCCGCGTCGCCTTCGCCCAAAGCCTGACCGAGGCCAAGGCCTTCGAAGCTGGCCAGGAGGAACGCTACGGCTGCACCTTCCTGATCCCCGAGCAGGGGCACCCGGCCCGCAAGACCATCGAAGACGGGATGTATGCCGCCGCGGCGGAAAAGTGGGGCGCCAAGGGCAAGGCCATCGTCGACAACCTGCTGGAGACGGGCAACCCGAAAGAGGTCTGCTACTACCCAGGCAAGCGCAAGGCCTACGACGGCTTCGAAGGCAACATGGCCTTGGGCGCGGTTCGCCAAAAGAAGGACGGCATGCCGCTGCTACTGGACGCCGACAAGTCGCCGATCATCGACGCGGCGAAGGGCACCGCCTACCCCGGCAAGGAAGGCCGCATTTACTCGGGCTGCTACGTGAACGCCACGGTGGATCTCTGGGCCCAGGACAACAAGTACGGCAAGACGATCCGCTGCACGGTCAACGGGGTGCAGTTCGCCAAGGGCGGCGATTCGTTCGGCGGCACCAGCAAGGGCGACGCCAGCGACTTCGACGACCTGGGCGACGGTTCGAGCGCTGGCGACGACCTGGCGTGACGCCACACCAACACGGCGCCGCCCCAACCGGCGCCGTGCGATAGCGGGGGCTTCCCATCCTCAGCCGTGCCCAGGACCACACGACGCCCACGCCCCGGATCGCTACCCAGCTCCGCCCGCTCTTGTTGATTTACGGCGCTGGTGAGTTCGCGCAATCCGTTGGAAGCCGGCAATAGAAATGGCGGCAATCCGGGGCATGGTCCACCCTCTTCGAGGACCGAATCCGTGGCATCGCCGTACGCAAGCCTGGCCGAGCGCATTATGGCCAACACCATGATTTCCGACGAGCTGTTCTACAACGGCACGCCCTGCTGGCTGTGGACCGGCGCGCGCAACGCTTCCGGCTACGGAAAGATGAGCATGCGGTTCAAGAAGGGCCCGCGCAAGGGCAAGGTGAAATCCGCGCTCGCGCACCGCGTCGCCCTGGTCGAGATGGGCGGCCGGCGCCTGAACAGCAAGAGCGTGGTGATGCACCTGTGCAACAACAAGCTGTGCTGCAACCCGGCCCACCTGCAGGGCGGCACACAGCGCAAGAACATCCGGCAGTGCGTGGCCGAGGGCCGGCACTTCACCCCTTTCAGGAAAGCAGCATGAAACCCACAACACTGGAAGCTATCTGCCACCTTAGCGAGCACTACGGCCTAACCTTAGCTGAGGTCCAGGCACTGGTGCGCACACCGCTGCATCCGATCGGCCTGCGGGACGATATGGCCGCCCGAGCAATGCAGGGCACCCTAAGCTCCGGCCGAATCAACATCGACCTCGCCGCCAAGCGCTACGCCAAAGACATTTCGGAAAGTGCGTACGCCCTCGCCGACGCCATGCTGAAGGCGCGTGAAAAATGACTTCAGTTCGCCCGGTTCATCGCGTCAAGTTGCGCCCGGTACGCCCGTTCCCGGGCGTCCTTTTTGGCCTTCGCGCGCCGCTCAAACCACACACCCACCGGCAGCGCGACGAACACCGGCCACGCCAGCACAACGCCCGCCCTGAAATAGGCGGCTCGCGCCAGGCGCGTCTGGGCTTGGTCACCGAAGTTGCGCACCAGCCAGGGGTAAAGCACTGCCGCGGCGACGAGGCCGGCGGCCAGGTAAGCAATCTGCAGCGCGCTCATGGTGGCGTCCTGGTCGATAGTTGAGCACTCAGTATATGACAGCCCCTCTCACCGCCGCCGCCTTCCACGATTTGGAAACATTTAGCGAGCGCGACCTGAAGACCTATGGCACGCACGCCTACGCCGAAAAGGCCGAGATCCTGCTGTGGGCCTACGCCCTGGGCGACGATCCGGTGCGGGTCTGGGACGCCACGGCCGACCCGCGCCCGCCGGCCGCGCTGCTGGAGATCCTGCAGCGGCCAAGCACCCGTCACGTCTGGCACAACGGTGGCATGTTCGACCGCACGATCATGAAGCACGCGCGGCCCGACCTGCACGCCCTGATCCCCGAGGCGGCCTGGTGGGACACGATGGTGCAGGCCTATACACACGCCCTGCCCGGTGCGCTGGACATCCTATGCGACGTGATGAACGTGCCGCTGGACCAGCGCAAGCTCAAGACCGGCAAGGCTTTCATCCAGCTCTTCTGCAAGCCCCGGCCCAAGAACATGGCATTGCGCCGCGCCACCCGCCACACGCATCCGGCCGAGTGGGCACAGTTCGTCGAGTACGCTGGCCAAGACATCGAGGCCATGCGGGTCATCTACCGCAAAATGCCTACCTGGAACTACACCGGCGAAGAGTTCGACCTGTGGCTGCTGGATCAGCGCATCAACCAGCGGGGCGTGCTGGTGGACAGGGAACTGGCCCAGACCGCCGTTACCGCAGTGGAGCGCGCCAAGAAATCCCTCGCCGCCCGGACGGTCGAGCTTACCGACGGTGCGGTCGAGTCTGCCACCAAGCGCGACAAGCTGCTGGCGCACCTCTTGGCCGAGTACGGCGTCGAGCTGCCCGACCTGCAGGCGAGCACGCTGGAACGGCGCATCGAAGACCAGGCGCTGCCCTGGGCGCTGCGCGAGCTCCTGGCGATCCGCCTGCAGGCCAGCACCTCCAGCACCAGCAAGTACAAGCGGCTCATCAACGGCGCCAGCGCCGACGGCCGCCTGCGGGGGCTGCTGCAGTTCGCCGGCGCCGGCCGCACACGGCGCTGGGCCGGCCGGCTCTGGCAGCCGCAGAACCTGCCACGGCCCAAGATCGGCACGCTGCGCGACGAGGCCCTGCAGGACGAGATCGACTTCGGCATCGACGCCATCAAGACCGGCGCGGCGGACCTCATTTACGAGAACGTGATGGAAGTGGCCAGCGCGGCAATCCGCGGCTGCATCGTGGCTCCCCGCGGGAAAAAGCTGGTGGTGGCCGACCTGGCCAACATCGAAGGGCGCGACGCTGCCTGGCTGGCCGGCGAGTCCTGGAAGCTGCAGGCCTTCCGCGACTTCGACGCCGGCATCGGCGCCGACCTGTACAAGGTGGCATACGCGAAGGCGTTCGGCGTGCGGCCCGAGGACGTCGACAAGACCATGCGCCAGATCGGCAAGGTGATGGAGCTGATGCTGGCATATCAGGGCGGCGTGGGCGCGTTCCTGACTGGCGCCCTGACCTACGGCTTCGACATCGAGCAGATGGCCGAGGACGCCTACCCCGGCCTGCCCGACGACATCCGCGACGAGGCCAAAGGCATGTACGACTGGACGGTGCGCAAGCGCCGCAGCACGTTCGGCCTGTCCGAGCGCGCGTTCGTGGTGTGCGACAGCTTTAAGCGAGCGTGGCGCCGCGGCCACACTGCGATCGAGGCGCTGTGGGGCGCGCTGGAAGAATCCGCGATCCGCGCGACGCGCAACCCGGGCACGACGGTGGACTGCGGCCGGTTCAGGCTGCGCCGCGACGGCGCCTGGCTGCGCATACGCATGCCGTCCGGCCGGTTCCTGTGCTACCCCTCCCCCCAGGTCGACGACAACGGTAAGTTCTCGTACATGGGCGTGAACCAGTACAGCCGCAAATGGACGCGGCTGCACAGCTACGGCGGCAAGCTGTTCGAGAACGCCTGCCAGTCGTTCGCGCGCGACATTCTGGCCCACAACATGCCGGCGGTCGAGGCCGCCGGTTACCAGATCGTGCTGACCGTCCACGACGAAATCATCACCGAGGCACCCGACAGCCCCGAGTTCAACGCCGCGCACCTGGCCAGCATCATGGCCACCCCGCCGGCTTGGGCGCCGGACATCCCACTGGCGGCGGCCGGCTTCGAAGCGTTGAGATATCGCAAAGAATAAAGTGTTGACTGTTTGATTTAGCGTTTGCTAATATTTGCGAAACACACCACTCACGAGGACAACGCCATGCACACCGTAGAAATCCCCGTAGGCGCATTCAAGGCTGTCGCGCTGGCGGCCGGCCAGCAGGACATTCGCTATTACCTGAACGGCATGTTGCTGGAGCAGGCTAAGGACGGGCTGTATCTGGTGGCCACCGACGGGCACCGCATGCACGCGATGCGCGTGCGCCAGGACACGTCGCTGCCTGTCGGTGCGCAGGTCATCATCCCGAACGAAACGATCGCAAAGATAAAACCCAGTCGCCACATGGCGACGGTGGTGGTGGAGGTCGCTGACGATCTGCGTAGCGGTTGCCTGGCGTACTTCGGTGACGCCTTCTCCTTCACGGCAGAAGACGGCCGGTACCCTGATTGGCGCCGCGTTCTGCCGCGCGAAGCCACTATCGACGGCATCGGCGCCTCTTTGAACACCGATTACCTGGCCGACGTCGCCAAGGCGGCCGTGCTGATGGGAGGCAAGAAGGGCGCTGCCGCAGCACCGCAGCTCGCCTTCGCAGGCCAACGCGGCGCCGTACGGGCGCTGATCCAAGGGCAGCCCGAATTTGTCGCCACCATCATGCCGCAGATCCACAAGGCCGACGGAAAGCCGGTGGTCTTGCCCGCACCCGATTGGCTCGTCTAGAAGTTTAGCAATTAGGCAATTTCCCAGTAGCAAACACCCATATCCAAGGATCGCACCATGAGCAACTACACCCGCATCACCGCTTTCAAGGGCTTCGACAGCAAACTCGTTTGCCGCGGCTACCAATACGAGCTGGGCAAGACCTACACCCACGAAGGCAAGGTCGTGCGCTGCGCCGACGGCGGCTTCCATAGCTGCGAGTACCCGCTGGACGTCTTCAATTACTACGAGCCCGCCACCAGCCGATATGCGGTCGTTGTGGCGCACGGCGCGATCGACAAAAAGGAAGACGGCGACACGAAGCTGGCCAGCGGCAAGATCACCATCGAGGCGGAACTCAACATCCCCCAGCTCATCTCGCGGGCCGTCGACTGGATCATGGCGCGCGTAGACAAGGCGAACGGCGCCACGGCGAGCGAGGAACGGTCCCACGCCAGCAACACGGGCGACTACTCGGCCGCCAGCAACACGGGCTACGGCTCGGCCGCCAGCAACACGGGCGACTACTCGGCCGCCAGCAACACGGGCGACTACTCGGCCGCCAGCAACACGGGCAACCGCTCGGCCGCCAGCAACACGGGCTACGGCTCGGCCGCCAGCAACACGGGCGACCGCTCG